ACGCAGTAACCATGCTGCTCCCTAGATGCTGGATTGATACAGACCATTGCAAAAACTTGATAGATGCGTTAAGACATTACCATAGGAAGTACATCGACAAAAATAGAATGTTCAGATCGAAACCTGTCCACGACTGGAGCAGTCATGCGTGTGATGCGATGAGGTATCTAGCTGTTGGGTTACAAGAAATTAATACTAGACAATCAGCTCCACAAAGTGTAGCAGATAATGATTATAGGATTATTTAATTATGGGATCAATATTTAAACCAAAAACACCAGCGTTGCCACCTGTGCAACCTTTGCCTGAACCCCCTGAAGCAGAATTGTCAGCAGAGGAAAAAGCAGAAATTAAAAAAGAACAAGATGCAATAATGAGAAGAAGAAGAGGTAGAAAATCTACAATCCTTACTGGACCATTAGGCATACAAGAATCTGAAGAAACAAAACTTAAAACTTTATTAGGAGAATAATATGTTGGAGAAAATTAAAAAAGTATTTACAAAAAAGAAACCTGCAAAGAAAAAAGCAGAACCTAAATTTAACAACATGAATGATTTACAAAAAGGTGTAGCAGTAAATAAAGAAACAAAATCTGAAACTGTATCTGAAACTAAATCATCTTTAACATTTGGAAAATAATTATGGGATCTAATAGTGCATCAACTGGTGGCGGTGGCGGTGGAGTTGGTCCAGCAGGAGTTAGAGTTACTAAAACTGGTAAAAAAAAATATGGAACTAAATCAAGTGCTGTTGCTACATCTTCAAGAAATGAATTAAGAAAAGCAGTAAAAGAATTTGAACCTTTACCAGTAAAAATAATTAAAGCTATTGCTGAAGTTCCAAAAAAATCAAAACAAAATGTTTTAGATTATGAAGGTCAAGCAGCAGGAGTAACTCCAATGAGATCTCCAACATACAAGCCAATAGATGGTGGTAAAGATGATAGTGGTAATCAAGTTGTACAAGCTCCAACAGTTCCAACAATACCAGAAGTAACTGCTCCAACTACAGCAGAAGTTTCACAAGCTACTACAGCAGTTGCTGAAACACCAAAAGCAAAAGAAGATGATATTCTTTTAAGAAAAAGAAAAGCAAAAGCCAGAGGAAGATCCCCAACAATACTTACTGGAGTTACTGGTGTAACTGGTGGTTTAACTTTAGGTATACCAAGTTTATTAGGTAGATAATGGCACAAACAGATAAAGCAAAAAATTTATTAAAACGATATGATCGTTTAAAAGCACAAAGACAAAATTGGGAAAGCCATTGGCAAGAAGTTGCAGACTATATGCAACCAAGAAAAGCTGATGTAACTAAAACAAGATCTAAAGGTGACAAAAGAACTGAACTTATTTTTGATGGCTCACCATTACAATCAGTAGAATTATTAGCAGCATCATTACATGGTATGCTAACTAACCCATCTACTCCTTGGTTCTCTCTAAGGTTTAAACAAAATGATATGGAGAATGAGGATGAAGCAAAAGAATGGTTAGAAGATGCAACAGAAGTTATGTATGCAGCATTTAACAAATCAAACTTCCAACAAGAAATATTTGAACTGTATCACGATCTAATTACTTTTGGAACTGCTGCAATGTTTATTGAAGAAGATGATGAAGATATTTTAAAATTTTCTACAAGACACATTAACGAAATCTTTATTGCTGAGAATGACAAAGGAAGAATCGATACAGTATTTAGAAAGTTTAATTTATCTGCAAGAGCAGTCATACAAAAGTTTGGTGATGTATCAATGAACATCATGACTAAAGCAAACAAAGATCCATACGAAGAAGTATCAATACTTCATGCAGTATATCCTAGATCTGACTTTGATCCTAAGAAACAAGATAAACAAAATATGCCTTTTGAATCTGTATACCTAGATGCAGAATCTGGTGATGAATTATCTGTATCTGGATTTAGAGAGTTTCCTTTTGTAGTACCAAGATACTTAAAAGCATCACACGAAATCTATGGTAGATCTCCAGCAATGACAGCTTTGCCAGACGTAAAGATGCTAAATGAAATGTCAAAGACTACAATCAAGTCTGCACAGAAACAAGTTGATCCACCTTTATTAGTTCCAGATGATGGCTTTATGTTACCAGTAAGAACTGTACCTGGTGGTTTAAATTTTTACAGAGCAGGAACTAGAGATAGAATTGAACCATTAAACATTGGAGCAAATACTCCATTAGGTTTAAACATGGAAGAGCAAAGAAGAAACTCAATTCGAAATGCTTTTTATGTAAATCAATTAATGATGCAGAGTGGTCCACAAATGACAGCAACAGAAGTTATCCAAAGGAACGAAGAGAAGATGAGATTACTTGGTCCAGTATTAGGTAGACTTCAATCTGAATTATTAAAACCATTAATCGATAGAGCATTCGCATTAATACTTAGAAAGAATTTATTTAGACCAGCACCAGAATTTTTAGCAGGTCAAGATATAGAAATAGAATATGTATCACCATTAGCTAAAGCACAAAAGTCTACAGAGTTATCTTCTATTATGAGAGCAATAGAAATCTTAGGTAGCTTATCAAATGTTGCTCCAGTATTCGATCATATCAATATGGATAAACTCGTTAGACACTTGGCAGACATTGTAGGTGTTCCACAAAAAATATTAAAACCACAATCTGAATTGAATGCTGAAAGACAACAAGCAGCTCAACAACAAGAACAAATGCAACAGATGCAACAAGTACAACAACTAGCAGAAGCAGGGGGAAAAGTAGCACCATTAGCAAAAGCATTACCAGAAGAAGCACAAGCTTTAGTAAACGCTGATGTTGAATAATTTATGGAATCAAATAAACAGCTAGAGAATCTAGTAAAAAAACTTAGAGAAAATTATCAATATATTTTTAATACAGACGAAGGCAAAGAGGTTTTGTCTGACTTAGAAAAAAGATGTCATTATCATTCTACCACCAATGTAAAAGGTGATAGCCATGAGAGTGCATATATGGAAGGTCAACGCAGCGTACTTCTATTTATAAAATCAATGCTGCAAAAGGAGAATAAGAATGTCAAGTGAACAGATAACACAAACTGATGTGCCTGTAGAAGAAACGACACAAACTACTACAGACACTCCTCAAGTAACAGAACAACCAGTTACTTCAACAACAGCAGAACAACCAACTGTTGCTAAATCTTGGAAAGAAACAATCTCAGAAGAGTTTAGAAATGATCCAAACATTTCTAAGTTTACTGAAATAGATGCGTTAGCTAAATCTTATATCAACGCAACTAGAATGATTGGTCAAGATAAAGTTGCAATACCAAATGAAAACTCAACTGATGATCAATGGCAAGAAGTTTATGGAAAGCTTGGTAGACCAGAATCACCAGACAAATATAAACTAGAAGCTAACTCAGATGTTGTACCATTAGATGAAGGTGCAATAAAATCTTTTGCAGAGAATGCTCATCAACTTGGTTTAAATAATAAACAAGCACAAGGTATCTTAGAGTTTTATAAAAATTCTATGGAAGGTTCTGCACAACAATCAAGAATAGATACTGAGACTGCTCAAGCAAATGCTGAAGCTGAACTTCGTAAAGAGTGGGGTGGTAACTATGATAACAATATTAAGAAAGCTGGATCAGTTGCTAAAGCAAATATGAATCCACAAATCTTAGATATGGAACTTAAAGATGGTACAAGATTAGGAGATCATCCAGAAGTTATCAAAGGTTTTGCAAACATTGCTAATCTTTTATCTGAAGATAAATTAGTTGGTACTGAAAGCGAAAGCGTAGATAAAGGTACAGACTACGAAGCTGAGATTAGTAAAATTGTTAATGATCGAGATGGTCCATATTGGAATAAAGCTCATCCAGATCATGATAAAGTAGTACAGCAAGTATTTACTTTAAGAACTATGAACAATGGATAACAAAGAATTAAAATTAGAAGTTCTTCGTATTGTAGTAGAAAGTGGATCAGAAAATCAAAAATCTAATCCCTTGCCAATCTGCGAAGAATATTATAAATGGATTTCTAAGGCGGATGAAAATTCGCCTAAGAAAAGTAAGACAATTCGAAAGAACCTTACTGACAACAAGGAATAGACTTGTAGTCTAAAAGACTTTAAATCCAAGAGAAGCCAGAATTTCTGATAACGTCTCTGTTTTGTTTTAACATTAACTTAACAATGAAGGAGACATAATATGTCAACTGAAATAACAAAAGCATTTGTAGAACAATACAGTTCAAACATACAAATGTTATCACAACAAAAAGGTTCTCTTCTTAGAGATAAAGTAAGATTAGAATCTGTAACTGGTAAGAACGCATTCTTCGATCAAATCGGAAGCGTTACTGCTACAGTAAGATCAACTAGACACTCAGACACTCCACAGGCTGATACTCCTCACTCAAGAAGAAGAGTTTCACTTGTTGACTATGAGTTCGCAGACTTAGTTGATGATCTAGATAAAGTAAGAATGTTAGTAGATCCTACTTCTAGCTACGCACAAGCTGCTGCTTATGCAATGGGTAGAGCTATGGATGACGCTATCATTACTGCTGCTACTGGTTCTGCTGATACTGGTGTAGCTGGTGGTACTGCTGTTGCATTACCTGCTGGTCAAATCATAACTGAAGGCGGTACAACTGGTATGACTATCGCTAAACTAAGAGAAGCAAAAGAAATCATCGATCTTGCTGACGTTGATCCTTCACTTCCAAGACACATCATCGTATCTCCTAAACAGATCTCTGATCTATTAGGAACTACTGAAGTATCTTCAAGTGACTTCAATACAGTTAAAGCTTTAGCACAAGGCGACATTAATACTTTCTTAGGATTTAATTTCGTTGTGTCTAACAGATTAGCTGTTGCGTCTCAAATCAGAGATTGTATTGCTTTTGTTGGTGATGGAATCGCTTTAGCTGTTGGAAAAGATTCAACTGCTAGAATCGATGAAAGATCTGATAAAGGTTACGCTACTCAAGTCTACTATTCTGCTGCATTCGGTGCGACTAGAATGGAAGAAGAAAAAGTAGTTAAGATTCAAGCATACGAAGCTTAATCAATAAAATTTTAGGGGGTGGAAGCGAGAGTGGAAACCCCCTGGAATGCATGAAAAAGATACAAGATTTAAAACCTGTATTACATTTTAAAAAAGATAATTATGTATATAGGTATGTTTTGGTAGACAGGTTTCAAAATGATAGTAAAAATCATTATGGATTTGATACTAAAGAAGAGAGAACAACAGAAGAAATTTTTGCTTTAGAAAAAGATAGACAGATAAGGCGAAAGTATATAATAAGGAAATAGTATGGCATCAGTAGTAGACATTTGTAATGGAGCATTAAACCAACTTGGTGCATCAACAATACTTACACTTACAGAAGATTCAAAGAATGCAAGACTTTGCAATGCAAGATACACACAAGTTAGAGATAGTTTATTTAGATCTCATCCTTGGAATTGTTTAATTAAAAGAGTTGAACTAGCTAGAGATACTGAAACACCTTCATGGGGTTTTAGTTATCAGTTTACTTTACCTGCTGATTGCTTGAGAGTTTTAACAATTTTAAATTATGATTATGATTATAAAATTGAAGGTAGAAAGATTGTAGCAAATCATGATACAGTTAAGATACAATATGTAGCAAGAATTACTGATCCCAATCAATATGATGAGTTACTAAGAGAAACAATCTCTGCTGCATTAGCTGCTGACATTGCCTACGCAGTTACATCTTCTAATCCTGTTGCTTCTAATATGTACAATTTGTTTCAAGATAAATTAAAAGAAGCAAGATTTGTAGATGCTACTGAAGGTCAAAATACAAATCCAGATAATGGTCAATCAGATGTTGTTGGAGCTTCTTCATTTATAAACGCAAGGTACTAACCCATGGCTAGAGTTGCTGTTCAATTAACGAACTTTACAGGTGGCGAGTTATCCCCAAGATTAGATGGTAGAAATGATTTACAAAAATATCCTACAGGATGTAAGACTTTAGAAAACATGATTGTATTTCCACATGGAAGTGCAGCAAGAAGAAGTGGTACACAGTTTGTAGCAGAAGTAAAAGATAGTTCTAAAGAAACAAGATTAATTCCTTTTGAGTTTAGTACAACACAAACTTATATGTTAGAGTTTGGAGATCAGTACATAAGATTTTATAAAGACAATGGTCAAATATTATCTGGTGGTTCAGCTTATGAAATTAGTTCACCATATTTAGAAGCAGAATTATTTGATATTAAATATGCACAATCAGCAGATGTCATGTATATTTGTCATCCCAATCATCCTGTAAAAAAATTAGCTAGAACAGGTCATACATCCTGGACACTAACAAGTGTTGATTTTCAGAATGGTCCATTCATGGATCATAATATTGAAACAACAACTATAACAGCATCACATACAAATGCTGGTCAAGCAGGAACATTAACTTTGTCATCAACTACTGGAGTTAATTCTAATCAAGGATGGTTATCTACTGATGTAGGAAGATTAGTTCATATGCTTGATGGTCATGTAAAAATAACAGGATATACATCATCAACTGTTGTTGATATGGAAGTAATAGCAGATATATCAAATGGATCTGCTACAACAGATTTTGCATTAGGATCATTTTCTGACACTACTGGTTATCCTTCTTGCGTAACCTTCTTTGAACAAAGATTAGTATTCGCAGCAACCTTATCACAACCACAAACATTATTTTTTTCTAAGTCTGGTGATTATGAAAACATGGATGATAATTATCATGGCACAGTAGCAGATGATGATTCTATTATTTATACGATTGCTTCTAACCAAGTAAACGCAATTAGATTTATGACAGCTACAAGAACTTTAATCATTGGTACTGCTGGTGGTGAGTTTGCTGTTAGTGGGGGTGGAACTGATAATGCTATTACCCCTACAAATATTCTAATTAAAAAACAATCTAACAATGGTGCAGCAAACGTAGATGCACTTGCTGTTGGTAATGCTACTTTGTTTTTACAAAGAGCTAGAAGAAAGTTAAGAGAACTAGCATACAACTTTGATGTAGATGGTTATGTAGCTCCAGACTTAACAATCCTTGCTGAACATATTTCAGAAGGTGGATTCAAACAACTATCATATCAACAAGAACCTAACCAAGTTATTTGGGGTGTAAGAAATGATGGTCAGTTAGTTGGATTAACTTATCAAAGAGAACAGCAAGTAGTTGCTTGGCACAGACATATTTTTGGTGGAACATTTTCAAGTGGTAATACAGTTTGCGATAGTGTTGCTACAATTCCAACAGACGATTCAGAATATCAAACATGGGTTATTAATAAAAGAACAATCAATGGTGCAACAAAAAGATATGTAGAATATATTCATCAATATGATTTTGATGAAACAGATGATACCTCATTTAATTTTTTAGATTCACAGTTATCTTATGATGGTTCACCTGTTACAACTATATCTGGTCTTGATCATCTTGAAGGTGAGACAGTTTCAATATTAGCAGATGGTGCAACGCATCCAGATAAAACTGTTAGCTCTGGATCAATCACATTAGATAGATCTGCAAGTAAAGTTAAAGTTGGATTAAGTTATACATCATTATTACAAACAATGAGAATAGATGCTGGTTCACAGAATGGTACATCACAAAGTAAAACTAAAAGAATCTATGAGATTACTGCTAGACTTTACGAAAGTATTGGTGTGGAGATTGGTCCAGATCTTAATAACATGGAACGAATACCTTTTAGATCTTCAGCTAACGCAATGGATAGTGGGATCAATGTATTCACAGGAGATAAAGAAATAGAATTTAGAGGAAACTATGAAACAGATGGTTTTATATTTGTTAGACAAACACAACCTTTGCCTTTGACGATACTGTCATTATATCCTAAACTTCAAACAAACGATGGATAGAATATTAAATATAGTGTCATATAAAGCAGAGCATGGAGAATACATTATGAAGCAACAGATGAATCATACATTAATGGATAAAGATATGGAGTTCGAAGGTAACGCAAAGAACCTAGAACAAGATAACTTAGCGTTTACTGGTATGATTAATGGTAAACCTATCTTTGCTGCAGGTATGAAAGTAATATGGAATGGTGTTGCTGAAGGTTGGGTACTAGCTACTAAAGATGCTTTAGATCATCCTTTGCTAGTTGCAAGAGCTATAAGAAAAGATTTCGCAAGGATTGCTAAAGAAAATAATATCAATAGAGTTCAAACTGCTGTAAGAGCAAACTATACAACTGGCTTAAAATTTGCTAAGTGGTTAGGTTTAGAGGAAGAAGGATTAATGAAAAAATTTGGCTTTGATGGTTCAGATCAATATATGTATGCGAGGTTATTCTAATGGGGTGGCAGGCAGCAGTAGTTGGTGCAATAGGTGCGACAACAGTATCACAACAAGGTAAGATTGGAAAATTTAATCAAGCTGTATCAGAAAGAAATGCTACTATTTCAGAACAAGAAGCTGCACAAATAGAAAAACAAAATGAATTTGATATTGCTCAATTTAATAAATCATATGAAAAATTAGTTGGTCAAACAGAAGTAAGTCTTGCTAAATCTGGTGTCGTTGCTGGACAAGATACAGCATATAGAATTGCTATGTCAAATGCTAGAGAAGCAGCATTACAAAGAAATATAATGCAATATAATTCACAAGTTGCAATTGGAAAAAAAATGGAAGAAGCAAACTTTGCAAGAATACAAGGATCAATGGCTAGACAACAGGCTAGAATGGCTCAACTACAAACAATAGGTTCTTATGGATCAAGTTTATTATCAATGGGTAATTTTGGTGGTGGTCAATCATACAGCAAAACATATACTGGTTTTGGTCAAAGTGGATATGGTAGAGATCCTGGAGATATAATGTAATGCCAAAAATTCCTACATTCACAACTCAAGCAAGACCAACAGCAGAAGTTGGATCTGTTAAATCTAACATTCAAATGGGTTTAAATCAAACTATTGGATCTGCTTTAGCACCTGTAACAAAAGAAATTGTACAACACGCAGTTAAACAAAAAGATTTTGAAAACAAAACAGAAGCTTTAAGATTAGAAAATGATTTTAATAGAGAAATGCAAGATGTTTATACTGAAGCAGGTAATTTAGAAAATAATGATCAAGCACAATCTATTGTTAAAAATAAATCTAATATGTTAATTAAAAAATATTCTGATTTAGCAAGCAACAATAATTCAAGAAATTTATTTAATCAGTATGCTTTATCTGAAGTTCAAAAAGGAATATTTAGAACAAGTACAAAAGTTCAACAAAATACTTTAATTGCATTAGATACTTTAGTTAATGATAAAAAATCAAGATTAATGATTACAGCTTTAGATACTAAAGGTGGATTTGATTATGATGTTTTAGGTCAAGATTTAGAAAATTTATATTCTACTCATTATAAAGGAAAAGTTTCTGATGCTATTTTAAATAAAATGATTTTAGGAATACCTAATGAAATTAAATTTTTAGAAGCAGAAAAAATGATTTCTGAATCTCCTAGACAAGCATTATCTATGTTGATGAATGAAAAAGATTTTGATGGATTAAATTATGAATCT